CACTTTTTCGCACCGTGTCCCATTGGGCGAATTTGCGAACTAGCACAACAATTTGAGAGGGGAAAGCGAATTATGGCCGCACGCGGAAACAAGGGAAAGCCGACCATCTTAAAACTGGTTTCGGGCACTGCGCGCGCGGATCGGATGCTACCGAACCAACCCGATGCACGCGGCGAGATTGGCGACGCACCGGGGCACTTCAACGAACTTCAGCGGGCTTGCTGGGATGAAGCGAAGGGCACGTCCGCCGATGGATTGCTCACAGCATGCGACCGCCCGCTATTCGGCGCCTACGCGCTATCGAATGCCGCGCTGATCGCGGCGACGAAGGAATTCAACCGAACGGGAAACGCAATCCTGTTGCGAAGCGATCAGGACGACGCGCGCTTGATCGTGAATCCGTACTTGAAGGACATGCGGCGAAGCATCGAGATGATTCGCCAGCTAGCCAACGAGTTCGGATTTTCCCCGGCCGCGCGGACCCGCATTTCGCTTCCGACCGGCGAAAGTCTCGACGACCCGCTAGCGAAATTTGTCTGAAAGGAAACGTCATGATTGCTCTGATATTGATGATTCTTGCGCTAGTCGCATTCCTGATCGCCGCGTTTGGCGTCGCTACTCCGCGGCTTTCGCTCGACTGGACCGCGGTCGGACTCGCCTTCGTGGGGGCGGCGTGGCTTGTGACGCACGTAACGCACGTCGCGGCATAGAGGCGCATGACGCGAACATCGAAAGCCGCGCTTTCGCTGTTGCTTGCGCCGTTGGCGATAGGCGCGGCTTTCGTTCTTGTCAAATACTGGTTCGTGTGGACGCCGGTCGCTGCGCTGTTGGCGGCGGTCCTGTTCATCGACAGCAAGCGATGATCCATTACCACGGGACGCCGATATCGCCGCGCGATCAACTGTTGCGCATGGGCGGGCGTCACTTTTGCATTTCGATCATTGACCCGCGCGACTTGGCGACGTGCATCCGGATCGGGCAGTCGGTCTTGCTCGACAACGGCGCGTTTTCGCACCATACCCGCGGGACCCGGCCGGACTGGTCGGCGTTTTACAAGTGGATTGCGCCGGTACTCGGGCATCCGCATTTCGCCGTGATTCCCGACGTGATCGACGGCAACGAAGAACAGCAAGACGCCCTGCTTGCCGAATGGCCGTTTCGCCGGTCGCTCGGCGCGCCGGTATGGCATCTAAACGAAACGCTGTCGCGGCTCCTGTCGCTGGCGGACCGTTACCCGCGCGTGTGCTTCGGATCGTCGGGCGCGTTCTGGCAAATCGACTCGCCCGCGTGGCGCCGCCGCATGGATGAAGCGTTCAACGCGCTGGCGAAAAGCGGTCATGGCGTGCCGTGGATTCACGGCTTGCGCATGCTCGGGCAAACGGACGGCGATTGGCCGCTTGCAAGCGCCGACTCGACGAACGTCGCGCAAAGCTTCAAGCGGGATACGGGTTGCGCTGAATGCAAGGCGGCGCCGATTGACGCGAGTCAGACGCCGCTATTTTGGAATCCGCGACCGACGCAGCAAGACTTGCTCGGCGCAGTTATGAACTGACGGGTCCCCTCCCGTTGAACCGGCGTTGCTGTTCCCTCCCTTCAGCGCGCCGGTTTTTTTTCGCCGCCGCGCGCCCGACACTCGAAATCCGGATGAAGCCCCGTCATCAAAAGGAAATATTGCCAGCGCGTCGCGTCGATGCGCCGGGCGCCGGTTTCATATTCGCACCATCGAGGCGGGCCGGACAGCAACGCGATCCGCGCGCAGTCCGCTTGCGTGAGGGCGGCGGCGGCGCGGGCGCTGCGCACGTCGTCGGGGGAAGGGTTCGAGGTCGGGAACGTCATCTTGCGCAAAGCGTAAGGCAATATGGGGCGACCGCGCAAATATAACGATCCCGTGACCCGGTACGCCCGCGATGTGCTGGCGCAATCCATCGTCGCCGGGCCGCACGTGCGCGATGCGTGTCGGCGGCATTTGTCCGACTTGGAACTCGCGACCGCGCGCGGATGGCGGTTCGACGTGGAAAAGGTCGACCGGGCGCTATCCTTTTTTCCGGCGATCCTTCGCCTAAACGGCGGCGAATTCGAGGGCGCGGCGTTCGCGCTCGCGCCGTTTCAGGAATTCATTGTCGGCAGTGTGTTCGGATGGGTTGATACCGAAGGACGGCGCCGCTTCCGCGTTTGTTATGTGGAAACCGGCAAGGGCAACGGCAAGTCGCCGCTTGCCGCCGGGATTGGGCATTACATGCTCATTGCCGATCAGGAACCGCGCGCCGAAGTCTACGCGGCGGCGACGAAAAAAGATCAGGCGATGATTCTATTTCGCGACGCGGTCGCCATGGTGCAACTGTCCCCGTCGCTGTCATCGCGCATCACGCCGATAGGCGGGCAGAATTGCTGGAATCTCGTTTACGGGGGATCTTTTTTCCGGGCGATATCGAGCGATGACGGCCAGTCCGGCCCGCGTCCGCACTGCGCGCTGATCGACGAGATACACGAACACAAGGACGACGTCGTCATCGAAATGTTGCGCGCCGGATTCAAGGGGCGCCGTCAACCGCTGTTGTTCATGATTACGAACAGCGGAAGCGACCGCCAGTCCGTGTGCTTTCGGTATCACGAACGCGCCGTCAACATTGCCGCGGGCGCGCTGCAAGACGACCGTTTCTTTTCCTACGTGTGCGCGGTCGACAAGGACGACAAGCCGTTACAGGATGAATCATGCTGGCCGAAAGCCAATCCGAACTTGGACGTCACGATAGATCACGACTATTTGCGCGACCAAGTCCGCGAAGCGTTGCAGATGCCAGCAAAGGAAGCGACCGTCCGCCGGTTGCACTTTTGCGAGTGGACCGAAAGCGCGAACCCTTGGATATCCCCGGAAGTGTGGCAAGCGGCGCTGCGCAAGTTCGACCCCGAAGAATTGCTGACCGGGACAATCCATCTCGGGATCGACCTGTCCGTCGTCACGGACTTGACCGCAATCGCCATCGTGCAACGCCGCGTCGACGAACTCGGCGTCACGCGTTACCGCGCCGCGGTCGAGTTCTTCGCGCCCGCCGAGGGCGTCGTCGAGCGATCCGCGCGCGACCGCGTGCCGTTCGATCAGTGGATACGCGAAGGGCATTTGAAAACGACGCCGGGCGCCGATATCAAGTATTCGTTTCTCGCGCAACGGCTCGGGGAAATCCGCGCGCGCGCGCACATCTCGCAAGCCGCGTTCGACCGCTATCGAATCCGCGAACTGAAAAAGGAACTCGAAGACCAAGGTATATGGATAACGATGGTCGAGCATCCGCAAGGCACGCTGCGATCCACGGAAACGGACCTTTACATGCCGCTGTCAATCGAGATACTCGAATCGGCGTTGCTCGAAAAGCGCATCGAGATTTGCGAAAATCCCGTCCTGACGTGGAACGCGGCGTCCGCGATGACCGAAGCCGACCGGCAACTAAATCGCGTGTTCACGAAGCGCAAGTCGACCGGGCGCATCGACGGCGTCGTCGCGCTGGCGATGGCGGTCGGCGCGGCCGAAACAGCGAAGCCGCGCTTACCGATGATCGAAGTTATCTAGGACCCTTGCCGGGCATGACGCCGCCTTCGGGCGTCACGTGCCACGGTTGACCCCACAAATTCAACAACACTTTGACGGCTTCGCGATTGATCGGACGATTTCGCAGCGCGCGCGGATTCATTAGCCGCACGGTCTGCGGCTCGATATCGAACAGCGAATAGAATTCCTTGCGCATGTAGGTCTTGCCCGAGGCCGTCGAGACGACAACCCCGCCGCGTTCAAGCCACGCGTGCAAGTGGCGGTGGTCGTTGTAGGGATTGGGACCCATGACGCCGACCGCGATGCGCCATCCCGGATCGCTCACGCGAAGCTTTCCCCATGCGTCGATTGCCTGATGAAAACAACCGCCCAAACCCGGGGCGGTTGCGACGTAACGGGCGAACTCGATCATGACTTGTTCACCTTCAACGCGTGTTCAAGCACGCGCCTTCGTTCCTGTTGCGTCAGTTCGGCAATCTCGGCAAGGCAACGGATCGCGAAGCGGCGGACCGATTCCTTGTCGAAGGTCGAGCGCCGCGGCCGTTTGATGCCGTATTTTTTGCGCGCTTCCGGGGTCAGGTCCGCGATGTTCAATCGCGCGGCTTTCGTGGTCATGGTCTTTCCTTTCGTCAGTGGATTTGAATGTGCCGTTTGCGCACGTTCGCGCATTCGACAACGTCATTTTATCAAATCGACTTTTCGAAATTTCCCGAAACGAACGAACCGACAAGGACTTACCGAAATCCGCCGACTGATTCCATTGGCGAAAAATAGTGCTTGACACGGGTTTAGCCGGTTTTCGGATTTGCCGGGACAAAATGACGCCGCCGCAAAAATATTTTCGTGTGCGCTGAATCCGTCCCGCTCTGTTTTGCCGTGTCCGTGTGCGTCCCGCGGCGTCTCACAACTGCGCCGACCTGAGCCGCCCGGGCCTTGCGCTTCGAAAAAAAATAGCGGACATTCCGCGCCAACATGGGAGAACGCAACCGCCCGCCGCAATTTGTGCGACGGGAAACGCCGAAGCCGACACCGCCGCCAATCGCGCCGGGGACGCCGACTCCCAAAAAGTAAACACGACCAAGCGGCGACGGATTGCCGGTCCGCATAGGGAAGCAAGCCTATGGACCGCGCACTTTTCCCGACAGGCGACCGCTGCAAAGCGTTTTCAGTCCTTACACTGAAAACCGTCGACGCCGCGCCGAGTGCCAAGCGCCGGTTGATCGGCACCGCGACAACCCCGAAGCCCGACCGCATGGAAGACGTCGTTGCACCCGACGGCGCGCAATTCTCGTTGCCGCTTTCCTTCCTTGCGCATCACGACTCGCGCGAACCAATCGGCAATGTCGTGTCCGCGAAAGTGTCCGCCGACGGCATCACTATCGAATGCGAGATACCCAGCGAAGACGAAGTCGCCGCACAAAACGGCGCGCTTGATTACATCGAGCGGGCGTGGTCGCAAATAAAACTGAAACTTGTCCGCGGACTGTCAATCGGATTTCGTCCGCTCGAATGGGAACCGATCAAGGGAACGAACGGGTTCCTTTTCAAAAAATGGGAATGGCTTGAACTGTCGTCCGTGACGATCCCGGCGCAGTCCGAAGCCACCATCGACACGATAAAGGCACTAGCGCACGGCAGAGTCCCCGCCGCGTCCGGCACCAATGCGACCGCGCCGCGCTTGTCCCTTCCTTCCGCCGCGTCCGGCGCGATCCGCAAAAACCTTCAGGTATCAACTGCCATGAATCTATCGCCACGTATTGAAGCGAAGCAAAACGAAATCGCAGCGCTTCGCGATCAGCATGCGACATTGGAAGCATCCTTCGCCGACCGCGATCCCAGCGAAGACGAATCCGCACAAGTCCTTGCACTGTGCGACCGGATCGACGCCGAAGAACGGACGCTTGCAACCTTCAAGCGTTCCGAACAATCGCGCGCGCACCAAACGACCGCCGTCGTCCCCGCTTCGGGACAGCGTTCCGCGTCGATTCACACGATGCGCCCGCGCACCATTCAGCGCGCGCAAAAAGCCGACTTGATAATGAAGGCGGGAATCTGCGTCCTGCGTGGACACGCGCGCAAGGCGAACCCCTTCGATATCGCCAAGACGGACTTTGCAGGGGACGAAGAACTGGCGCTGATCGTGAAAGCCGCGGTCAACCCCGCGGACACGGTCACGCCGGGATGGGCAAAGGAACTCGTCGGCGAACAGGTCGGCGAACTGGTCGACGTGCTGGCGCCGATTTCGGTTTATGGCGCGCTGGCATCGCGGGCGCTGCGCGTGAACTTCAGCGGCGCCGGACTGATCCGCGTGCCGTCACGTTCGAAGACGCCGAACCTTGCGGGCGTGTTTGTCGGCGAAGGCAAGCCGATTCCCGTCAAGCAGGGTCACATCGACAGCGTGAATCTGTACCCGCACAAGGCCGCTGTCATCTCGACGTTCACGCGCGAACTCGCGATGGCGACGTCGAACCCTTCGATTGAAAAAGTGATCCGGGATGGCATTCTCGACGACACGTCGATTTATATCGACACGGCGTTGCTCGATGCCGCCGCCGCCGACTCGATCCGACCCGCCGGTTTGCTGAACGGCGTCGTGACGATCCCGTCGTCGGGCAATGCTTCGGATGACATGCAAGCGCTGTTGACGGCAATCGTTGCCGCTGGCGGCGGGCGCAGTGTGGTCGTCATCATGAACCCGATCCGCGCAATAAGCCTTGCGTTCACGACCAACGCGACCGGCGCTTTCATCTACCGCGACGAACTCGCGCAAGACCGTTTCTTCGGCGCGTCGGTCATTCGTTCGACCAATGTTCCGCCCGGAACAATCATCGTCATGGACGCCGCAGACTTCGCGACCGCGACGGGCGATTCGCCGGAATGGGACGTTTCCGACGTGGCAACAATCCATGAGGAAGACACGACCCCGTTGCCGATTGTCGACGCCGCGGGCGTTGCTGCGAAGCCGATCCGCTCACTGTGGCAAACGGCTTCGATTGGCATCCGGATGATTTGGCCGCTGACGTGGGCCATGCGTCGCACCGGGATGGTCGCGGCGATGACGGACGCTGCTTGGTAAAGAGTTAGACAAGAGGGCACGACGCACCCGGCGCGAATGAAAGCGCGCCGGGTTTTTTCACGAAATGAGGGGGCGCGGGACATGACTGCAATTCTCGATGCAATCGTCGCGATCATCGTCGGCATTCCCGTGACTCTGGTCGCAACCGTCACGAATAACGAAGTCGCCTTGTGTGATCGCATGGGCGGCACCTATCAATCCGCCCCGGCGCCGACGGACGTTTGCCCGGGCGGTCACTGGTCGTCACTTGTCAGGCGAAAGGATCATCCATGAGAGGCATAAGCGGAACCATCCGGCGCGCGGGGTCGATCCTTTGGTCGGGCGCACAAACAGCGTCCGAATATTTCGTGACCGCGCCCTATCTGCATTTCGTGTCGCCCGCGCGCGTGGCTATCGGCTCGGGCGCGATGGTCTTGCACGTGCGCGGCGTTTTCCAGAATGGCGACACTGTGCAAGTCGGCGGCGCCGACCGGGCGACGACATTCGTCGACGGCGACGACATGACTGTGCCGATGACGCCCGCGGATTTCGCCGCCCCGGGAAAATTGCTGGTCAGGGTCAAGCGTGGCGCGCTGAAGTCGCGCGTCGCCCCGCTGTACGTCGGGCCTGACCCGCTGTCACCGTTGCCGCGCGCGCAATCAATCGTCCCGGACACCGTGTCGGCGGCGGGCGGCGATTTCCCGATCACGGTCACGGGGACGGGCTTCGCGCCCGGCGACGTGATCGTCGTCGACGGGGTTGCGCTGGCCGATAGCGATATCGTTTCCGCAACCGAAGCGACCGGCACCGTCGACGTCGACATACTCGGCGCAGGGACCTATCCGGTCGCCATGCGCCGCGGCGCCGCGACGACGCAAACGAAACCGCTGACGGTTACCCCATGAGCCGCCGACACGACGACATGGTCGCGCTGTGGGTTCACGGCGGACCCGGACCGCACGGCGGGCCGCATTACATGCCGCGCGCGAAAGCCGAAGAACTGATCGCCGCCGGGTTCGCTCAGGACATGAAGCACATCGACTCGCGCAAACTCAAAGCGATCAAGCCCGAGGGCGCACCCGCCGCGGGCGGCGAATATCTCACGCGCGAAATGCGCGCGGGAAAGCCGAAGCGCCGTGGCCGGTAGGATCGCAACCGCACTCGCGCGCGTCGCGAACGCTGTCGGGTTGCGTGGCTATGGATCGTCACGCCCGCACGCGATGACCTTCGAAGGCGCGATCCCGTATTCGTGGCCGTGGAACTTCTGGCAAACCGGGCGCAACCCGCTTCCCTACAACGGCGCCAGCGCGGCCGTTGAATCCTGCATTTCCGCCATTTCGCAATCCATCGCGATGATGCCGGTCAATCACTGGCGCGAGACGGACGACGGCGGTCGCGAACGCGTCATCACGTCGCCCGCCTATCGCGTCATGCGCCGCCCGAACAGTTACCAAACGCGTTCGGAATTCATCGTCAACTTGTTGCGCTCGGAACTGTTTCAGGGCAACGGGTACGCGCAAGCCGTGCGCGACGACCGCTTTCAGATTCGGGAACTGCATCTCGGGTCCCCGCGCATCGTGTCGCCGTATGTCGACCCCGAAGACGGCGCCATTTTTTACCAATTCGGTTTTAACCCGCTGGTCGATGGCGAACAAGCCTTTGACCCGGCCCGCTATGTCCCGGCGCGTGACGTGTTGCACGTGCGGCTTCACACGAACCGCGATCCGCTTTGCGGCGAAACGCCGCTGACGGCGGCGATGATGGCGGTCGCCGCGGGGAACTCGATCAGCGCACACACGGCAACCTTTTTCCAAAACATGTCCCGCCCGTCCGGCGTGCTGTCGACAAAGGACGCGATGGCGCCGGAAATCCGCGCGGAAAATAAGGCTAGCTGGAAGGAAGCGACGACCGGCGAACAGACCGGCGGAACCGCGATCCTGTATGGCGGACTCGAATGGAAGCCGCTCACGATGACCGCGGTCGACTCCGCGCTGATCGAATCCTACAAACTGACGGTTGCCGACATTGCGCGCGTCTTTCGCGTGCCGCCCGCGATCATTGGCGAACTCGGCGGCGCCACGTTCGCGAACACGGAAACGCTGTTGCGCCATTGGATCGCGACCGGACTCGGGTATGTGATTGAGCATCTCGAACAGTCCTTCGACTACCTGTTCCGGCTTCCCGAGTCGGAATGGATTGAGTTCGATACGGACTATCTGTTGCGATCCGAGTTTGCCGCGCGCATCGACGCGTTGACCAAGGGCATCACGGGCGGGCTGTTCGCGCCGAACGAAGCGCGCGCGCGCGAGGGCTTGCCGAAGGTCGATGGCGGCGACGAGCCGTTCGTGCAACAGCAATTGCAACGCATTTCCGACCGCGCGGAAAATATCCCGCTCGATGCCGGGCGCGAACCCGCACCCGCGCCCGCTGCGCCGCCGCCGCCCGCCGCACCCGCCGCCGACCCGGCGCCGCCGAGTGCCGACGAACAGGCCGCGTTCGCCGAATTCCTAGAGCGGATCATTCATCCCGTCGACGCCGATGCAACCGACTGACCGCGACCGCGTGATTCTCGAACTTGTCGGCGCCGCGATCCGCAAGGAAATCGCCAGCGTCAAGGATTCCGTGCGCGACCGCTGCGCCGAAATGGCGGCGACGCTGTCCGCGTCCGTTGCCGCGCTAGCGAAGCGGCTCGATGAATCCATCGAGCAAACCGCCGTCGCCATGCAACAGGATCGCGACCGCATGCGCCTTGACATGGCCGAAGCGATCCGCAAGCAGATTGAAGACGTCAAAAAATTCGTGACCCTTCACGACGAGGGCGTCGTCGGCGGCGTGGGCGACTCCCTGATCGCGTTGACGAAGCGGGTCGATGAAACCATCGAGCGGGAGCGCGCCGCCACGCAAGCCGAACTGACGCGCGTCATCCGCGAAGACCTGAAGCAACTCGACGAACGCATTACGGAAAACTTCAAGACGGCGACCGCCGAACTCGACGAATACGCCGAAGAACTGATCGCCGACCGCATGGAATCGTCGTTGATGGACGTCGAACGCCGGGCGATTCTGGCCGTGCAAGCCGCGATCCCGACGCCGCGCGACGGGCGCGACGGCAAGGACGGGCGCGACGGCAAGGATGCGGCGGGGGCCGATGGAAAGGACGGCGCGCCGGGGGAGTTCATCGAGCCGGTTCAATGGGCCGAGGGTGCAACTGTGTTGCGCGGCGCGCTGGTCCTGCATCGCGGCGGCTTGTGGTATTGCCGCACCGCCACGAAGGAAGAACCGCACGCGGGCGCCGAATGGGCGTTGCTGTGCAACGGCATTGCGCGCGTCGAGATGAGCAAGACCGGCGTGCGCGAATTCGGAATTGCAATGGAACTGTCATCCGGGGACCAAGTCGCGGAAGTCGTCGAACTTCCCGCGATTGTTTACCGTGGAACGTGGTCCGCGCGCGCGTACAAGTGCGGGGATTCGGTCACGCATTCGGGCGGGCTGTGGATCGCCGACCGCGACACGGACGCCAAGCCCGGCGAAGCGGATTCAGGATGGCGCCTTGCGGTCAAGCGCGGGGACAAGGGCAAGGACGGGCATTCGCTCGACTGGCGCGGCGATTGGGAACCGGGCAAGACATACAAGGCGGGCGACGTCGTGCGGTCGCCGTCGGGCATATACGCGGCGCTTCGCATCACACTTAGCGCGCCGCCGTACCGCTCCGACCGCTCGGACGACTGGCAACTGATGATCCGCGGCAACGCGGACGGCGGGGCGATGCAATGACGCCCGAACTACTCGCCGCGATCAAAATCGGCTTGTCGATTCCCGCCGACGAGACGGAAAAAGACGCGTTGCTGATGCAGCGCGGGGACTTGATCCTTGACGCCATGCGCAAGCGCACGGGCGCCGTGCTGTACCCGATTCGCCGCTTCAAAGAGATTTACCACGGGACCCGCTTCGAGGGCGCCGACCATATGGACGGCTACACGCCGCGCAAGCATCCTGTCGCGTTGCTCGAAGAACTGAAAATCAACGGCGTCCCGGTCGATGACGTGAGTTTGTATCCCGTGACGACCGACGGGCGGATTTCGTTTTACGCCGCGCCGTATGCGATTTATTCCGAACTCGAATTCACCTATCAGGCGGGCTATGAACGCGTGCCCGGCGAACTGTTCGACGCGCTGTTGAACCTGTTGCAGCAATACATCGACGCAATCGAGTCCGGGGCAATCGGCCCGTTCACGCCGTCGAAGATTTCCCTTGTCGACGTCGGGTCCCTTGAATTCAAAAGCGGGGATTCGTTTACGGATTTTTTCGGACCGTATGGTGCGGTCGTTGACGCTTTCGTCGTCGGCGCGGGCGCTGGCGTCGGCGGCGAACCGCTCTATCGCGAAACATACGACCTTGGCGAAGTCGTCCCGCCCGGACCATGAATTTTGTATGTACAAAAATGCATGATATTGACGCTGATCGCCCTGACGGGATGCGCGACGTCGCCGCCGACGGAACGCACGGACACGCTTGCGCCGGTCGCGCTGGTCACGATATGCCTGTTTGCGCGTTGCTCCGTGACCATCCGCCGCGCGCCCGCGGCCGTGCCCGTGTCCGCGCCATGTGTGAACGAATTGCAGGCGCCCTGATGCGCTTCCCCTTCCCGTTTTCGTTTCCCGAAGTCGTGCTGATCGCGGCGCTTGCCGTGTTCGTCGTCGTGCAATGCGGGTCGCGCTCATGAACACCGCTTCGCTTTTCGAAACCGCCATCGCGCTAATGATCCGCGCCGCGCCGCGGCCGATTGCCGTCACGCAACCCGACGGCACGTTCAAATATGCGTGCGACGCGACGTCGGGCGTCTTCCCGCGCGATTCGCAGTTCGTGAACGCATACGATCAAAACCGTTTGCAGGTAGAACACTTGGCTTCCTTCGGCACGCCGGAAAAATTCGACACGCTGATAATCGACTCGATCCCGAAGGCCATTCAGGAAGTGCGCCCGCGCCGCGTCGGCGCCCGGATCATTTCCTACCGTCTCATTGTGCAAGGCGACTCCCTTGGCGTCCCTTGATGCGCGCAACTGGTTCCGTGCCGAAATGGCGGCGCTGTGGTCAACGGTCGATCCCGCCGACCCGCTGTATGCGCCGTACTTTGAAACCGTGAACACGTTCAAGTCCGACGCGATGCCCGACCAATGGACGACGCTGGAATTCCCGGCCGGGTCCGGCGCGAAGTTAGCCGCCAGCATTGGGCAACCCGGATGCAAGCGCGAAACCGGGACCGCGAACGTCGTCATTGCCTGCAAGGCGGGACTCGAAACCGACGTCCCGGTCCTGATGATCGCCGCAATGATCGCGACGTTTTTCATGCAGCGCGCGCAGCGCATCGCGTCCGCGCCCGCGCGCGATATTCGAACACTGGTCCCGGCGCCGCCGATGACTCCGTCGGATGCCAACGGCCGGTTTTTTTCCGCTGTCGTCGGCGTTCCTTTCGAACTCGACACTTACGAATAAGGGGAATCCATGACTTCCGCCGATTCAGCAAGGCTTGCCATCGCAAGAATGACCGGGAACCCGCCAGTAATTCCCGCAACGCCCGCTTGGCAAGTGGCGCGGTTCACTGGCGAAAGCATCGCGTTTCAACCGACCGTCACGCAGTCGGGCGAACTCGATCCGTCCGGGCAGGTAAAAGATTCCATTCTGACCGGCGGACAAACGTCGGGCGCCGTCAATTTCGAAGTGTCCAAGAATCCGTTCTTGGAAGATTTGCTGGCGGGCGTGTTTCGCAACGAATGGGGCACGGGCGATGCGGGCACGCCGCCCGTTGCGATTGGTGCGGACGACCTGATCCCGGGATTGATCTTGGAATCGTTCGCCGTCGAAAAGACTTTTCAAGTCGCCGACGCGCCGCTGACCTATACCTATCATCGTTTCGCCCCGTCGGGCGTCGAGTCGCTTTCAATCTCGATTGATCCGGGTCAACCGATCACGGGCACGGCGAACATGACGGGCGGAACGCAAACCGTCGACGACGCGGAAATCGTCGGGTCGACTTACGATTCCGGCGGCGACAACCCGATCATGACCGCGCCGCTTGTCAAAACGCTGTCCATCGACACGGGGTCCGTCGCGGCGAAGTGCGTGTCGGCGTTCGTCATGAACTTTAATTCGAACCTGACCGCCGTCGAGTGTATCGGCACGCTGGGACCGCGCGAATTGTTGCTCGGCAAGTTCGCCGCGACACTCACGGGGACGATGTATTACAGCGACGACACTCTCGTCGAAAAATTCCTTGCGCAGGATTCTTTCCCGGTCGTCGTGCGGATGGAAGATTCCGAGGGCAACGCATACGAATTCGATTTCCCGAAAGTGAAGATAACCGGCGGGCCGGTCAACATTGGCGGCACCGGGCAACCCGTCGTCATCGACATGTCAATGCAGGCGATATACGACTCGACGCAGGGTTATACCTGCAAGGTAACGCGTGTCGCGATGCCCTGATCGTCCCGGACGTCCGGTAAGTGGCGGCGCGTGCCCGAAGATTGACCGGGTTATCGAGCCGCCACGCTCAACCCCGTTTCGGGCGGCTTCGGGAATCCGGGAAAAGCCGCCTCACCTTTTTTGAGCGAAGGGAAACAACATGGACCTGAAAGAAAAGTTTGGGACCGTCGGCGCGATGGAAACCGACGGCGTCGATGTGCATCTCGGCGGCGACGCGTTCGTCACGGTCCGCCGCGCGGGCGGCTCGAATCTGGCCTACCTGCGCGAGACGCGGCGCATGTACTCGAAGCACAAGCGCGCCATTGATGCCGGATCAATCGAGGGCGCGGAAGCCGAACGGCTGTTGATGGACGTCTATGCGGCGACCATCGTTACCGGATGGCGCGGGGTCGAACTCGACGGCGCGGCGCTTGAATTCAACCGGGCGAATGTCACGCGGCTGTTCGTCGAAGTGCCGGAAGTTTTTCGCATCATCAAGGAAGAAGCCGAACGCATCGCCAATTTTCAGGCGGCGCAAGTCGATGAACAGGGAAAAGACTCGCGGACCATTTGATTTGGCTTGCGCAATGGGGACCGCATTTAGAAAGACTGCAAGCGATAGCGGACACGGGCGAACCCGTGCGGGCGCTGGAACTCCGCCCGGAAATGGATTTTCTCGACGTGTTCAACCTTCAGGCGGCGTTGATCCTGAGCAACGGCGGCGCGCATCCGACAGTGTCCGACCTGATGGCGTTCGGCGACAAGATAGGTTTGACCGGCGAAGAATCTTTCGAGCTACTCGACGTCGTTAGGGCGGGACTCTCGGGCCTGAATTCTTGGAAGGCAGGCGAGGCGAAAAAGAAACTAGGGGCGACGAATGGCGGAAGCAACAATCAAGCTTCAAGCGGTCAAGGAAACCGACGACCTGTCCAAGTTCGTCACGACCGTATTACCCGCTGACCTTCGCGACACGCTGCGGCAAGTGTCCGCATTCGAAATCGAGCAACAGCGCGCGTTCGGCAACTACCCGTCCGCAATCATCGTCGACGGTCGGCAGCAATCCATCGAGTCCGCCAACCGGCGCGTTCAGGCATTGTTCGCCGACTCGCGCATGCTGCAACAGGCGTTGACCGAAGCGTTCGCGATGCTGCGGCAACTGACGCGCATTCAGACCGGCCGCGCCCGCCGCGAATTCTTCCTGTACGTGAATGACTCGCCGGTCGGCAATGAGGGCGCAATCGCCGCGGTGGCTTCGCGCATGACCAATCGCGACAACGCGGTCGTGTATGGGCCGGTCGTCCCCTACGGGCGGAAACTTTACTGGAACCCCGCGGGCGGTCAGGAAGGCGCCCTGCGTTCGCGCACGGTCAAAAAAACCCGCGGCGAATATCGCACCTTCGGCGGGGAAAAAATAAAGGTCAAGGTCGCCTATCGCGAACCCATGCACCGCATTGTCGAGCGCGCATTAAAACGCAAATACGGGCGCGTGCTGACGATCAAGGAAGCATGGCTATCGACGCAGGCGTTCCGCGCGTTCGGCGGCGATGCATCCGGACCGGGCCTGATGATCCGATATAAAAGCGGGCGCCGCGCGCGGGGTTCGCTATGACCGACCTAGTCACACGCCGCGTAATCGAGATTGACGCGAAGATTGCGTCGGGCGCACTGGCGACCCTGAAAGCGGTCGACTCGAACGTCAAGAGTATGGAACGCACGCTGTCGACGGCAAAGGACACGCTAAAGCAATTCGCAATCGGACTTGCGGGCGCGTTTTCAGTCGGCGCGTTCGCGGCCGGGATCAAAGGCGCCATAGACCAAATGGACGCGCTGAACAAAGAGATTCAAAAGGTCGGCATCGAGGCGGAAGCGTTTCAAAAACTGCAATACGCCGCCGACTTGGCGGACGTGTCGACGGAACAACTGACGAAGTCGCTGACGAAATTGTCGGTCAACCTGCAAGAGGTCGACGAGGGCGCCAGCAAATCGGCGAAGGCGCTGCGTTCGATGGGCGTCAAGGGCACGGATTCGCCCGAACAAGCGCTGATGAAAATCGCCGATGCGTTTCAGAAAATGCCCGACGGCGCGCGCAAGACGGCGCTTGCGGTCGAGGCACTCGGCAAGGGCGCGGAACAACTGATCCCGCTATTGAATCAGGGATCGAAGGGTTTGCGCGAGATGGGCAAGGAAGCCGAAGAACTCGGCATCATCATGTCGGGGCGCACGCTGGCCGCGGCGGAAGAATTCAACGACACGATATCGAAGATTCAAAAAGTCGGCGGCGGCGCGTTCAAGCAGATGGCGCAAGGCATGTTGCCCGCGCTGCAAGCGGTCGCGACCGCGTTTTTCGACGTGGTAAAGGGCGGGCAAACATTCGTCAACGTCGGCGACTCAATCGGGCAAATGGCGATATGGCTTGCTGAACAGTTCATCAAGGCAAGCGCGACCGTCGAGGCGCTGGGCAAATTGCTGGGCGGGGTCGCCGCCGCCGCGGTCGCGCTCGGGTCCGGCGAGTTCAGGCAAGCCAAAAACATCATGGGTTCGATGATCGCCGACATAGACAAACTCGGCGAACAGGCGAACGCGCGCATTACGAAATTGAAATCAGATTTCGAAAAGGCGAAGAACGCGCCCCTTGCCCCGCGCCCGAAACCGCCCGGCGCCCCGGGCGGCGGGATCGAAGACACGGCGAAGCATGTATCGCTGGTCGATGCGCTGACGAAGTCGCTTGGCAAACTCGAAGACCAAGCGGTCGAGGCGCAAATGGCGCTGGGACTGTTCGACCGCGGGATTCCGCTGGACAACGTCAAGCAAATGGCGGACGTGCTGAACAATCTCGAAAAAACGCTCGGTCGCAAACTCACGTTGAACGAAATGTCGGACGCGATTGCGCAAATAACCGTCGCGCTAAACGCCGCGACCGACGCCGAAAAGGAACTCGCGAGGGTGCGCGCGGACGCGGCCGACATGGCGAGGTTTCAGATTGAAATTGATCAGATGCGCGCCGAGGCGATGGCCGAAGCCGCCGCGTCGATCAAGGCCGCGGCCGACGCGGAGTTCGAGCGCTTGCAAAAACTGCGCGAGGGCGTTCAGGACGTCATCGACCCGACGCACAAACTGCGCGAGGAAATGGACGCCATACGCGAAGCCATGATGCAGGGCGAAATCGAGTGGAACGACGGCGCACTTGCACTCGAACGCATGGCGGGCGCACTCGACAAGACCGACGACGCGGCGAAGAAAGTCGAAAAGACATTCCGCGATGACTTGCTCGATGCGATCAACGGATTTTCCCGGCAGGCGTCCGAAGCCATCGTCGACTTTGCAAGCGGGGTCGAGGGGAACTTCGCCGACATGGTCAAGGGCGTGTTGCATCAACTGGCCGTCATGACGACGCAAGCGATGATCGTTTTGCCGCTGTTCAACGCGATAAAGGCGTCCTTCGGGATCGTCGGTTCGGCGCAAGGCAATGTGTTCGGGCCGGAAGGGTTGATCCCGTTCGCACGCGGCGGGGTCGTGTCATCGCCAACCCTGTTCCCGTTTGCGAATGGCGTCGGACTCATGGGCGAAGCCGGACCCGAAGCCATCATGCCGCTTGCGCGCACGGCGTCCGGGGACCTTGGCGTGCGCGGCTCGGGCGGGGAAACGAACGTGTACGTCATCAACAACGCAACCGGCGCGAGGGCGACGACGTCGGAACAGCGGCGCGCCGATGGCGGACTCGATGTGCGGGTCATGGTCGAAGACGCCGTCGAACGCGGCTTCGCGACCGGCCGGTTCGACCAAACGCTTTCGAGCAACTACGGCGTGGCCCGCCGGGGAAGGAACTGACATGGCCGCATTGACTGTCCCTTGGCCCGTTGACCTTCCGGACTGTCTCGAATCGTGGCAGGAAACCGAACGCGAAAGCATCACGCGCACGAACATGGACGCGGGTCCGCCGAAGGTCCGCCGCCGCTTCACGGCACCCATGCGCGAGATGCGTTGCACGATGGTCTTGCGCGCTGACCAGTATGAAACCTTCCGCGACTTTTTCGATATTGAACTCGCGCAGGGGATCAACTGGCACACCTTCCGCCATCCCTACACGGGCAACGTCGAATCCTTCCGGTTCGTGTCCCCGTTCGAGATTTCGAACATGAACGCGCTTGCCATCACGGTTTCGATGCTATGGGAGCAATTGCCGTATGCCGCGTAATCTCACGCCCCGGGGCTTGCGCGGCGTTCAGGATGAAGTCGAGGGCGCCGTTTTCTTGCCGCTGTTGACGATCACAATCCCGGCGCCGCCCGCGGGCGGATCGGAAACGATTTTCCGCGTCGTCCCGAATACCGAACCGATTGTTTCGCGCGGGTTGACTTTCGAACCCTGCGCGTTCGAGTTCGTCATGCCCGAAGACGCACTCGACCGCACGCCCGATTGCGAACTGCGCATCGACAACGTCGACCTTGCGATGATCGACGCGCTTCGCGCGGTCGCCGATCCGCCGTCGATCAAGGTCGAGGGCGTGTGGTCCGACGTGCCCGACTTCGTCGAACTCACGATAGAAAATTACCTGTTGCGAAATGTGCAATGGGACGTCCAGACCATCACGGGAACCGTACAGGCGAACGACGTGTTTTCGCTGGCGTTCCCTTCCCGCTATCCGACGTATGATCCAATCCAATTCCCGGGCCTGTTTGCCTGACTTCGTTGGCTTGCCTTACGGCTTCCGCGGCGCCGATGGCGGCGTCGATTGCTGGCAACTGGTACGCCGCGCGGGCGCGGTCCTGTTCGGGGTCGAGTTCCCGGACCCGGACTGTTTGTTCCTGTCGGATGCCGGGCGGGTCATGCGCGAGAACTTCGCGCGCTGGGATCGCGTGGCCGTGCCCGAAGCGGGCGACGTGGTTTGCCTGACACTGCGCGGGCAACCGCTGCATACAGGCTTGATGCTCGACGCGCGAAGCTTCCTTCACGTGTTGCCGAACTCGACGTCGCGCATCGACCGCGTGACCGATATCGCTTGGCGCAGTCGCATTGACGGGTTTTACCGATGGCGCGCCCGGTCCTAAACGTCAACGCGTTCCCGCACCCGTTCCGGCCCGATGCCGAACTGCGGGCGTCGCTGTTCGTCGGACTGACCCCGGGCGAAGTCCTTGACGAAATAGATTGGCCGGAAGGGCGCGACCGCTACACGCGCTTTTTCGTCGACGGCGTCGAAATCCTGCGGCCGGAATGGGATCACGTCACGCTGACCGGCGGGCGTGTGGACGTGCGCTTGATCCCCGCGGGCGGCTCAAGCGGAAAGCAGATGCTCGGGCTTGTCGCCATGATCGGGCTTGCGCTGGCCGCGGGTCCGCTGTCCGTGGCGATCCTTGGCGCGGGGAGCGCTGGCACGCTCGCGGCAACCGCACTCGCCGCCGGGATAACCATCGTCGGCGCGCTGGCGCTGTCGGCGCTGTTCAAGCCGCCGCTTCCGTCGCTGGGCATTGCGGACACGCCGTCGCAACAATATTCCATCCTTGCGCAATCGAATCAGTTGACCCCGTATGGCGTGATCCCGCGCGTTTACGGGCGGCTTCGCATCTTCCCGCGCGTCGCGGTCGTGCCCTATTCGGTCAACCTGTCCGGCGCGAATTACCTGCATGCGGTCTATGACTTCGGCTATGGGCCGTTGCTGATCGAAGATATCCGGATCGGCTCGACCCCGCTTGCGGACTATCAGGGCGTGTCCTATGTCGTGCATGAAAACTGGATCGCGGGCGACCCGCTGACGCTGGTCAACGGCGATCAGGTATCCGAGGGCGTCGCCGTCACGCTCGACCATCAGGGACAAACCGGCACGCGCACGACGGCCGCGGATGCGACGCAAGCCGTCATCGACCTGACCTTCCCCGCCGGGCTGTACGCCGTCAACACAAGCAACGGCAGCATTGGCACGCTCGGCGCCGCGTTCAATCTGTTGATAAATGGCGCCGTGCCCAGCGCGTCCGGCGCGCGCATCGTCAACATGCAGGGAAGCCGCGGCGGACTTGAATTCCTGTTCGGCAATGTCGGCGGTCCCGGATGGGATTGGGACGGGTTGTTCGGCGTGTCGTCGATCAAGAACGCAACGCCCTTCAGCATCTCGGTATGGGTTGAATTTCAGACTCCCGGCGCGCGCGATATCACCGTCACGCGCGGCACGACATACGAACAACCCAGCTACATAGAAAAGGCGACATGGTGGCAATTCCGCACGGTCAAGACGACCGCGCCGCTTGCGATCAAGGTCCCGCACACAATCCTAGAAGTCAGGGTGCGGGCGAACGATCAGTTGTCCGGGACCATTGACACGCTGTCCGCGATTGCGACGTCGAAACTTGCGACGTGGAACGGGTCCGTGTGGTCGGCGCCGGTCCCGACGCGGAACCCCGCTTGGATATTCGCCGACGTGTTGCGCGGGTCGGCAAACAATCGGCCGGTCGCCGACGCGGGCATCGACCTTCCCGAATTGCTGTTGTGGTCGCAGGACTGCGCCGCCGCCACGCCGAACGATCCGGGCGTCCCGCAATACTGTTGCGACCTAGTCGTCGACTGGCGGGCGACCGTGCGCGAGGTATTGCAAACCGTCGCGGCGTGCGGTCGCGCGGCACTGAACATGCGCGACGGGCGCTTTTCCGTGATCCGTGACGCCGACCCGGGCGCGGCCGTGCAAATCATCACGAAGCGCAATTCATGGGGATTCAACGCGTCGATTCCCTATCTCGACCGCGCGCACGCGCTGAACGTGACTTTTTTCGACGAAACATCGTGGACCGAAAACACGATCCCGGTTTACGCCGATGGCTACAACCTGTCGAACGCGTCGCTATTCGAGGAACTGAAACTGCCGGGCATCGTTCGCCATAATCAGGCTTGGCGATTCGGCCGCTACTATCTGGCGCAAGCGTTGCTGCGGCGTGAACGCGCAAGCGTCACGATGGACGCCGAAGGGTTGATCCCGCAACGCGGGGACCTGATCGGCATTGCGCACGACACGATGAAAGTCGGCGGCTTCCCGTCGCGCATCGTCGAAATTATCGGGACGCAAGTCCGGGTCGATGAACCGATTCAGTTCGGCGCAGCGAACGCGGCGCGCGTGCGGCGCAGCGATCAGCGCGGACTCTCGGCCGTGATCGCCGCGACCGTGGTCGACGTCGTGACGGTCGACCTTGCCGACGTGACCGGCTTCGCCCCGGGCGACATAATCATTCTAGGAACGACGGACGTCATCGTCGGCGATTACATCGTCGAGGGCGTGCGGCCCGGCGCAAACTTCAATACGTTCACGATTGACGTGCTTGAAAACCGGCCGGAAGTGCGCGACGCCGACAAGGGTCCGATTCCCGCGCGCGTGCCGAAGCCGGGCCTGAACCCGGACGGCACGCTTGCCAGTCCCGCCCCGCTTGTGCCGCTGGTCACGTACACCGTGAAGGACGGCGCGCGCGTCTATGACATAGCACTGAACTGGAATCGTTCCCCGCTGGCAGGTTTGTATCGCGTCATGATTCAGGACGCGGACGGCGCATGGCGCGAACTCGGGACGACCAAGGACACGCGTTTCCAATACTCCGTTCCCGCGGGCAATGTCACGCCCGGCCCGCTGACCTTCGGCGTTCAGGCGTTTTCCGCCAACGGCGCCGGTAGTGAAATCGCAAGCGCGGTCGTTACGCTGGACCCGGCCGCGGACCCGTGGCCGAACCCGCCCGCGCCGACCGGGCTTACCGTGCAAACGCGCCCCGACGAAATCGAAATCCGATGGAACGCGGTCGCATACGATTTTATTGACCTGTACGTCGTGCGGATCGGTCCGGATTGGGACACCGCGACGGAAGAATATCGGAACAAGACGCTTGTCCAGTTCATCCCGCCGCACTTGGCGGGGACCTATAACGTCATGGTCAAGACCGTGGACCAAGCCGGGCGCTTGTCGGATTTGGCCGCGGGTCCTGTCCCCTTCACGGTCGTCAACCCGCTGGCCGTGACGATCATCGCGAACACGGTCACGAATACGGCTTATCTGCGCTATGGATCGCTGGCACTCGGAAATCCGGGCTGGACCGCTCAGACAACGCACCGCATTGCCTACTATGAAATTGCGAAGGCGAAACAAACCGCCGCGCCGCCGCTGCGCCGACTGACGCCGCCCGAACACATACTCGCGAACCCTGCGCGGCTTCGCGTCGTGTCGTTGCCCGACCCGCCGCCCGGCACGCAGCGCGTCGCCAAGGACCCGCCGGTATGGCCCGGTTACGATCCGCCGACCGGCGTCGGGCGGTCATCGACCGAATTCGTCGTCCTGTCCGAACAGGTCGAAGGCAATTGGCGCTATGGCGTGCGCGCGGTCGACGTCGCCGGAAACTTGGCGCCATGGGCCTACGTCGATTTGCTGTTGACCCCGCCCGACAATTTTTTTCAACTCGATCACGTCGACGACATTGTCCCGCTGTCGGTCCTTGTCGATGCGCTCGGGATCGACGCCGACGCCGAGTTCACTTATCACGACGGCGACGCGGCCGAAGATCACATCATGGCTTTCGACACGGCGCAAACATGGGAAGGGCACTTCACCGCGAACGCATGGGCGACCCCGCAAGCGCAAGTCGACGCCGGGTTC